TGCAACTGCAGGAACGAATGCTAACGGATCTAGAACTGTATCTACAAGTAGCCCAACAGGTGGCTCTGATGGAGATATTTGGTACAAGTACACGTAATGCATGACAGTATTTGTTAAAGATGGTGGTTCTTTTAGAGAGATTAGTGAGCTCTTTGTAAGAGACGGCACGTCCTATACAAATAAAACTGTTACAAATGCTTATGTCTATCATAGTGGCGCTTGGCGTGAAATTTATACATTATTTACGGCGACCAGTTATGTAATCTTATCTCCTGGTACAACAACAATTACGGTGCCTTCTTTAGCTAATGCGATACATATTGAGTACGCTGTAGCAGGTGGCGGCGGTGGTAATAAAGGACAAGATTATGACAAAGCAGGTGGTGAACAAGGGGGACCTGGTGGTGGATCAGGTGCTTATGCTTCTGATTTAGTTTTTTCGGTAACAGGTGGTGAAACATTAACAGCTGTTGTTGGCGCTGCAGGATCTGCTGGAACAAATAATTACACTGGTGGCGGCCCTGCAAGTGGTGGTACGACAAGTTTATCTGGCACATCCTCAAATGCTATTTTTTCTTTAACAGGTGGTGGATCTGGAACAGTCACAGGTGGGGGTGTTCAAGGACCCTTAGCAACTCTTACAGGAGGAACAGCTGGAACTGCATCAATCACAGCATCCAGACTTACAACTGGCACTACAACAGGGGGTTTAAACATTACATCTTTTACGGGTGGTCCTCTATCGGCTTTTAATCAAGCAGGTAACGGCGCTGCTGGTGCAAATGGTATAACATACGGTGGTGATAACGCTAATGGTGTTGGTGCTGACGGCGCTGACTCTTATAATGGTAACGTAGCTGGTGGCGCTGGGGGAGACGCAGGTAATGGTGGTTCACCTGAATCAGGTCAAGTTGGAAAAACAGGTAGTCGTGGATCAGGTGGTGGTGGCGGTGGAACCGAACAAGGTGCTAATGGTGGTCCTGGCGGTGCTGGTGAAATGAAATATAGATTTATAAGGATTGCATAATGCCATTATTAAAATTAAATATTGCAGCGGGTATTGACAAACAAGACACAGAATATGGCGCTGAAGGGCGTTGGATTGATTCTGATAATGTAAGATTTCATTACGGTTTACCTCAAAAAGTAGGTGGCTGGCTAAAACTTATACAAGAAACATTAATTGGTGTAGCAAGAGATATACATACGTGGACATCACTAGACGGTGTACGGTACACGGCTCTCGGAACAGATAGAAAATTATATCTTTATTCAGAAGGTGTCGCTTATGATATCACACCTTTAAGATTAGAAGCAGCTTTAACAAATCCATTTACGACAAATGGCACAACAACTGTAACAGTAGCTCACACTAGTCATGGAGCAGCAGAGGGCGACTTTGTTACTTTTGATTCTTTTAGTGCGATAGATGGTTTGGACATGAATAAAGAGTTTGAGATTACTACTGTTGTAGATGCAAACTCCTATAAGGTTACACATACAAGTCAGGCGAGTGGTAGCACAAGTGGCGGTGGTGGATCAGGAAATGCAAAATATCAAATATCTGTAGGTGTTGCTGAAGCCACCTATGGTTATGGTTGGGGCACAGACGCATGGAATGTTGACAGGTGGAACGAGCCTAGATCAACTTCAACAGTTACACTAGATGCTAGAAACTGGTCGTTTGATAATTTTGGTGAAGATTTGATAGCTACTGTTCACAAAGGTAAAACATTTAGATGGGACACGTCTAACGGAACAGGAGTGAGAGCTGTTGCTATTTCACAAGCACCAACAAGTTCAAGATTTACTCTAGTTTCAATGCCTGACAGACATATATTTTTGTTTGGCACAGAAACGACAATTGGTAATAGCACTACACAAGACGATTTATTTTTACGTTTTTCATCACAAGAAGATTTTACAACATGGGGACCAACAGCAACAAATACTGCAGGATCTTTTAGAATACAAGATGGGTCAAAGATTGTGGCCGCAGTAAGATCACGTAATGCTGTTTTAGTATGGACAGATACATCCCTTCATGCAATGCAGTTTGTTGGTGCACCGTTTACTTTCTCATTAGTACAAATTGGTGCAAACTGTGGTGCTGTAGGTGTGCATGCTGCCGTTGACGTAAACGGTGTAGCATACTGGATGTCACAAAATGCTTTTTATCTTTATGATGGTTCAATTAAAAAAATACCATGTAGTGTGCAAGATTTTGTGTTTGAGGACTTTTCTATAACACAACAACCTGAAACGTATGTTGGTGTAAACTCAGAATTTAATGAAGTAACTTGGTACTATGCCTCTACAAACGCTACACAAATTGATAGATCTGTTACATACAACTATCTTGAACAAACTTGGTACACATCAACATTATCAAGAACGACTTGGACAGATTATGGTGTTTATCAAAGACCATATGCAACAAAATATGAAACAAGTACGACAGGCACTACTCCCACTGTTTTAGGGGTTACTTCTGGAGCATCATTGTTATATGAACATGAACAAGGTGTTAATGATGATCAATCTGCTATGACAGCTTTCATTACTTCAGGTGATTTTGACATTCAAGACGGAGATCAAATACTGTCAATAAGCAAAGGAATACCAGATTTTAAAAATCAAGTTGGTTCTGCAACCATGACAATGGGTTTTAAAACTTATCCAACTGAAACAGGGATATCTATTGATAGAACTGTGGACAATACAACAAAATTTTTTAATTTACGTGGTAGAGGTAGACAAGCTAATGTAAAAATAACAAGTAACACTTTAAATTCAGACTGGCGTTATGGTACGTTACGTGTGGATATAAAACCTGATGGAGGCAGATAATGGCTAAAATAAGTACAACAAGGCTACCAGATGCGCCGCAAGAGTATGAAGCTATACAATTTGATACTCTTATTCGTATCTTAGAGCAAATAACACAACAACTAAACTTCGGTTTTCAACAAGATTTGAAAGACGAATCAACAGCGAGGACTTTTTTCCTTGGCTGATTTCTTCAAATTATTTTCTAAGACTGCTACAGGGTCTAATACAGCTGTGTACACTGTGCCTACAGCTAATGAGGGAGCTGTGCCGCCTGTTTTGCCAACAACAGCCATAGTAAAAAGCATTAGATTAGCTAATGTTTCTGGCGGAGCTGTTACAACTACAGTTACAGTATTAGATTATGATGCTAGTTCTCCTCTAGAAATAGAGCTTTTTAAGAGCAGTTTAGCTGATGGTGCAACTCAAGAAGTGTTGTCTCAGCCTTTATCATTAGAACAACAAGATGCTATTAAAATTGTCGGTAATGGTGTAAAAATAGCAGTAAGTTTAATGGAGATTACATAATGTCGATAGGTAAAAAAGTACAAGATGCAGAACAAATAGGCACTGAGATTGTAGATGGTAAAGAATTACCAGTTCTAAAACCTGAA